AGTAAAATCATGACATTCTCCGGGGAAGACAACGATAACCTCAAGGCAGCAATCGAACGCAGAAGAAAAGATTTCGGTGACGTATGACGCCCGAAGAGAAATTCCAGGAGATCATGCAGGTACTTGATACCGAAATTCATTAGGGATGGAGAATGAAAGCGGAGAAACCATTTGCAAGGAAAATGTATGGGAGTATCCCGCATCTCCCAGGTTCAAAATATGGAAATAAAGAAGATCGTGGATGTCCTCCAGGGGAAGCTAAATTATTTATTAAAAAATGTAAAGATGGAGACAAAATAATTGTTACTGAAAAACTCGATGGATCTTCAGTAGCGGTTGCAAAAAAAGACGGAATCATACTTGCCTTAAATCGTGCGGGATATCCTTGTATCTCATCACCTTATACACAACATCGTTATTTCTCATTATGGGTGGAAGAAAAGCGATGCCATTTCTCTGATCTTCTTGAAGAGGGAGAATGGATTTGCGGAGAATGGTTAGCGCAAGCACACGGCACAATTTATGAATTAAGCCCATTCCGACAACCATTTGTAGCATTTGATATGTTCCGCCTAACTGAAAATAATAATAGTGAAAGGCTCCTCTATCATGAGTTCACTGATAGGTTATATGATATTGGGGGCATTCCACATGTGCCTATTTTATGGTATGATTATACCGCCTGTTCAATTGAAAATGCCATGAAAGCACTTGGTCGGAATGGCCATTATGGAGCACTTGAAGAGGCAGAGGGGGCAGTCTGGAGGATAGAAAGAGAGGGGAAATGCCATTCTCTTGCTAAATACGTGCGTCCTGAAAAGATCCCAGGAAAATATTTAGAAGGTGGAACTGGAGGAAAACCAATCTGGAATTGGTTGCCAAAAGGTGGGAATGGGAATGAATGAAACTTATTTCGTTCAGGAAGATACGGGAGGAACAAAATATATCTCCCGATTCGGTTCTCAATCCACCGCTGCTATAGAAACGATTGTGATCCAGCGCAAGGAATGGGATGGAGAATGACTCAAATTAGGTGTCCGGTCTGTAATGGTTGCGGGGCAGTAGAGGCATGGTTCGGTACTGGATGCTTGCCAGAAACCATGCAGGGATTAAAAGAGAAACAATGCCCCGCCTGTCTCGGAATTGGAATACAGATAATACATGATATATCCTTGTCTCCCCCCCCAAAAGACGGTTGGATTGGATATCCACATACAACAGCAGGAGGGTATGGCCCGTGACTGGATTATCTGAAGAGGAACGGCGGAACCTGGAAAAGTCCATGAACCGGCACAGAGCAGCACTCCAAAGATTATCAGGAGATCATACCTGCGAAATGAGATATAAAGGCATTCGGGAAGTCCTGGGACATCCGGTTGAAATGTGGGAATGCATGATCTGCGGGCGTGAGTCTATAATTCCCTATAGCGGGACGCAGGATACTATCGAATGGAGGGACTAACTAAAATGCCACACCTGCCTGCAGATATCACCAACCCGGAAAAGAGAAAGAAGGTACTCACTACACTACTGGAAAACGTAAATGCAAAACTCGCAGAACTTCAGGACCGGAAAGAACTGCTTGAACATGAACTCTCTTTACTCAATGGTGTGTGAGCATGGCAAAGTGTTCGATCTGCCAGCACCCGAAACGGAAAGAGATTGATAAGGCACTCGTTAGTGGAACCGTGTCGATCCGTGCCGTGGCAGACCAATGGCATGTTGGTAGGGAAGCACTTCGCAGGCATGTGAAGAACGGTCACATCCAAAGTAAGATCCAGAAAGCAGCCATAGCCCAAGAGAAGGCAGAGGCAGATGATTTCTACACTCACCTCCAGAAACGGAAAACCCGATTTACCCAGATGGCAGCAGAGGCAAAGACAGCAGGAAACCCGCATCTTGAATTGAAAGTATATCAGGTGGAAAGCAAATTCACGGAAATGGAGGGCAAGGCCTTGGGTGCGTTTCGGGAGAAGGTGGAGCATTCCGGTAAGATCGAATTACCTCTTTCAAACATGAGTGACGAGGAGGTGAAATCCCTTGCTCGTAAAGTCCTTACAGAATCAGATTAACCCCGTTGATATTTCCAGGGAACTACTTATAAGAACGGCAAGAAGTTCCCCGGGCGGGTTTGCGCAGGTAGCGTCAAGAGGGCAATGGATCAACGCCCCGCACCTGAAACTGATTAACGACAAACTCCTTCAGATCACCCGCGGTGAACTTAACCGGCTCATGGTGTTCCTGCCACCAAGACACGGTAAATCAGAGCTGATCAGTAAATACACCCCTGCTTGGTATCTCGGAATGCACCCGGATAAACGGGTAATCCTTACCAGCTATGAAGCAGACTTCGCGGCACAATGGGGTAGGAGAGCAAGAGACCTTCTTGAAGAGCACGGCACGATCTTCCCTACACCTGTAAAACTCAACCCTGATAGTTCCAGTGCGTCACGGTGGGATATAGTAGGAAACACCGGGGGTATGACAACCGCGGGCGCCCGGGGGCCGATTACCGGGAAAGGCGGGCACCTTATTATCATTGACGATCCGGTAAAAAACGCCGAAGAGTCGATGAGCACGACAATCCAGGAAAAGACATGGGAATGGTATCTTTCCACACTTTACACCCGCCTTGAACCCAATGGCGCGATTATCCTGATCATGACGCGGTGGAGCCAGAACGATCTCGCCGGTAAACTCCTTCACGACATGCAGGCCGGGGGGGAACGGTGGGAAATAATTAACCTTCCGGCACTCGCAGAACCCGAAGATCCAATAGGGCGGAGTGAAGGCGAAGCGTTATGGCCCGCCCGGTTCCCGCGGGATCGCCTTGAACAGATGAGGAGAACGGTAGGATCGCACTGGTGGGCGTCGTTATACCAGCAGCGGCCCATTCCGCGGGAAGGCGGGATATTCAAGTATCAGTATATCGACGCGCAAAGAGTAATAAAAACGCCCGCGTTGATTCGGGTTGTTATTGGCGTTGATCCCGCGGTTACGTCCACAAAAGAGAGTGACGAAACCGGCATTATAGCGGCGGGGCTTGACGCGGCCGGCCATTGTTACATTCTCGGGGATTACTCGTTAAGGGGTTCGCCGTTGGAATGGGCGAGAGCGGTAGTAAAAGGGTTCCGAAGGCACCAGGCGGATCGCGTGATCGGAGAAGTCAACAACGGCGGCGATCTCGTTGAAATGAACTTACGGCAGGTTGACCCGAACATCCCGTTTACGAAAGTCCATGCATCGAGGGGTAAGATCATCCGGGCGGAACCCATTGCGGCATTATACGAGCAGGGCCGGGTTCACCATCTTGGCACATTCCCAGAGTTAGAGGACCAGATGACGAACTGGGTGCCGGGGGACAGATCGCCGGATCGGATCGATGCTCTTGTATGGGCCCTGCATGAACTGACCTCGGGAGAAGAAGTACAGGAGATTATTGTGTATGATTCAGATTACCAGATTTCACCGATTTAAAGGAGGAGGATTGAGAAAATGAACCACGCACTTATAGAAAAAAAGAAGATTCTCGCATATCTCGATGATGAGATCAAGAGGTTATCAAGACTTGACCTTACCAAAGGCGGGATGAATGCGGGTGTTGCAGTTGCCGTAATCAAGATCAAGTCAGAGATTGAAGACGGTGCCTTTGATTGCACGGGCTTGGTTGAGACAACCAGCAAAGAGAGCACTACTAGATCGTTTGTTCTTCCCGCATGGCCGAACACAACAGATCAGTATAAGATCGATTATCACGGGAAACCATACGTGGGGGGGTTTGATCCATGACAAAGAAAAAACCCACACTCAAAGAAGAGATCCAGGTATTACGGCAGGAGATTGAATCCAGTGCCAACAACCAGGAACTATTAGAAGAAGCTCTTTCAGTTCTCGAAACGCAGTTGCAGGATCAGGGCTGGATAAAACTATTTGGCGGCGGAAAAGAACTCTCAAAATCCGCGCTTAACACACTCTATGATTTAGGGCGGGCATACTGGCTGAAGAACCCGCTGATAAGGCGTGCAGTCGAGATCCAGGCGCTTTACGTATTCGCGCAGGGTATGACAATCCAGGCGGATCATGAACCCGTTGACGTTGTTATCCAGAGGTTCTTAAAGGACAGGAAGAACTACAATTCAATATCATCACATCAGGCATGGATGCAGAATGAAAGAGACCTCGCACTATCAGGGAACCTGTTCTTCGCACTGTTCACCACACCGGAAACCGGCAGGGTGATTGTAAGAACCATTCCGTTCTACGAGATCGCGGAGATCGTGTGTAACCCCGACGATTTCAAAGAACCGTGGTTCTACAGAAGGGAGTTTATGATAACTACTTTCGATGACACTACCGGGAACACGTCAGAACGAACGGAGATCCAGTATTACCCGGACTGGAAATACGATCCCGATGAGAAACCCGATCAGATAGGTTCGTATAAAGTCAACTGGGATTCGCCGGTTTATCACGTCAAAACCAACTGCCTGCCGGACATGAAATACGGGGTATCAGAACTCTACTCTGCAATTGACTGGAGCCAGGCGTATAAACGGTTCCTGGAGAATTGGGGAAAACTCACGGAAGCCTATGCGCGGTTTGCATGGGGAATTACCACCAAAGGCGGGCAGGCGAAAGTATCAGCAGCCAAAGCCCGGATGGAAACACTATTCGCAAAGACAGATCCGAACACCGATGAAGATCTTGAAGGCACAGTAAGAACCAAGCAGTTGCCGGTAGGTGGTGTGTTCACTTCAACCGAAGGCGTCACACTCAACGCCATAAGGACACAGGGCGCCACCACGTCAATGGAAGACGCCCGCCGGTTAATGTTAATGGTAGCCTCTGCATCTGGGATTCCTGAACAGATACTGACGGGTGATCCGTCTACCGGAAACCTTGCGACTGCAAAGGCAATGGAACGCCCGTTAGAGTTACAGTTCAGAAACCGGCAGACGTTCTGGTCAGATACATGGTGGGACTTGTGCCAATATGTGATTGACCAGGCGATCGAGGCCGGGGAACTACCTGGAATAAAAGAAGAGGACCCGTATACGGGAGAGATCACGTATTACCTTCTTTCAACTGACGACGCAGAAGACGAAACAAAAGAATTCATTACCCGGGACGTCACGATCACGTTCCCGCCGCTGTTAGAGCATGACGTTCTTCAGACCGTGCAGGCGATCATATCAGCAGCAACCATCGACAACAAGACACTTGCAGGAACCATGGACCGGAAGACCATGGCGGGGTTGTTACTCAGGGCGCTGAAAGTGGAGAACGCAGAAGAGATCCTCGATACACTCCCCGAGGAACCACAATACGATCGAGTAACCGCACTACCCATGCCTGATACTGGAGGATTCGGGGGGATTGATTATACTGAAGAATCCCTGAATAACCTGCTGAAAGATACGATCAAGGACGTTCAGAATGCAGCCCGGAAATTACAGGAAGCGGACGACGAAGAGGGTCAATGGGTGACGATAAACGGCACACATGTTCTTATCAAAGATGGTGAGACTACGGAGCAAGCGTTTAAAAGAACGACAGGAAAGGATCTTGACCAAGGAGGGAAACCCGCAGATGGTGGGGAAAAAGGTAGGGATAAAATAAAAACAAAAATAAGGATTAATAAAGGTGAGAGTGCTGTTGAGAACGAATACTTCAGAATAGCCAATTCTGATGATTCCCCTTCAAATCATTATATAATATATGACAAGGATGGAAATAAAATTAAAATGGGTTCAGAATGGTCAACAAAACCAACAACAGATGAAATAGAGGAATGGGATACAAAAGCCAAAAAAATATCAAAAAATATAAAAAACTATGAAAATACCACAGGTCTTGATGCATCAAAAGAGATATATATTAGATTTGGTAGACCCCCAAAAGGAGGTAGATCCTTGAATCATGCTACTGGAGAGTATGAGCGGGGGGTATCTGTTTATCGGGGGGAATACAATCCAGAAACTAATAAAATTGGTTTTGCACCAGGATCTGGCTCTGGTGCGGGAGTCCTCCCACTCATCCTCGGTGGGAAAACCCCATATATCATATCTGGTCAGGAGGTTGGATTTGGTGCTGATGGCGAACCCCTCTTAAAAAATGCTAAAATTACACATACCTTATCAGGAGATATAGAGGGGTATAGTGTTAAAAAAAGACACGGATGAAAATGAAACCCGCCAACCTTAAACCACTGCTCGAAGCCACCCGGCTATATAACCGGCTGAAAGGCGTCAGAGATACCGAACGGCAGTTAAGATATTTCGAGAGCAGAGCAGCAAAAGAGATCGGGGAAGTGTTCATTGAGCAGGGCGAGATCCTACTTGAAAAGCTGGAAGAGTTCAAACATTACTTTTCAGAGGAAGTAGGAAGAGACGTAGATTTCTCCCTTAATACCGTATTCTATCTCACGTTCAACCGGCAGCGGGATATTATCACCCGATACAGACTGATTGCCACCAAGATCGCGCAGGAATCGTTTACCTCTTCTGTAGGAGTGGATACTTCATTTGACCTGTATGACGTAGGGGCATACCAGGAATTAGAGAAAACTGCAGCGCAGAGAGTCACGGGGATAAACGAAGTCACAAGGGATAGGATAAAGAAGATCATTAGTGACGGATACCAGGAAAAGAAAACATATGCGCAGATCGCCCGGGAAATTAAAGGAGAGTTTGAAGAGTTCGCGAAACCCGCCCCGCAGAAACATATCAGGAACCGTGCGGAACTCGTTGCAGTAACAGAAATGAGAGACGCCCATGAAACTTCTCAATTCAGACAAATGAAAGATTTCATGGATAAAGGGTATGAGATGGAAAAGTCCTGGCTCACTGCCAAAGACGAACGAGTCTGCGAGATATGCGGGGGGAATGCAAGAGCAGGATGGATAGGTTCAATGGACTTGTTCCCGGACGGCAAGTTCATGGCCCCGGCGCATCCTGCGTGCAGGTGTCGGACAGTATACCGGATCAAACCTGGAACCATGGCGACGGCAACCGCCCCGGGAATAGAGGCATGAGAAGATGAACGAAGAGCAGATATACGTCAGATGGCAGGATAGGACAGATGCAGCGATCCAGCGGCTTGAAAGAAGAGCACTCGCATTAGAAAGAGAGAATGAAACCTTAAGATCCCGGCTTGCCAACCTGGAACTTAAGAACCCTGCCCCGCCGCTTGAGTCTACCCAAGTACCGGAAGAACCCCGCAAGAAACCCGGTAGGAAACCGAAGAAGGAATGAACTATCCATGAACCACCAGGCCCGGCCACCCCGATCACCGCCACTTTCCGAAAGAGAGAAACGGCTGATCAAGATCCTGCATGAAGATGGAGCATTCGCAGTAATATCTTATGCAGATGTTGCCCGTATTCTCAATATGGTGTATCGATCAGATAACCAGGGATGCAGAACCCGGGACGGGGTATACTCATTCCTGCACAAAACTACAATCTCACTTTCCATAACACAATAATACCCTATTTTACAGGAAACATTTATATATTACTATAGAGTAAACACTGTTAACAATGGTGAAGAAAAGAATTAAGAAGGTAAAGAAAGAGATCCAGGCAACTCTTGAGAAACAATTCATACCTGCCGATCCCGGGTTCCGGCGAAGAGCTCACGGTATGATGTGTATCCGGTAAACATCTCTTTCAAAACGATAAATATCACTATCTCTTATTCAATACTATGGCAAACTGGCAGGCA